GTGCTACTCCGCTTGGTAACTTGGCTGCAATGGGTACTGCGTTGGCTAGTGGACATGGTTTTACGTATCATGCTCAAGAACATGGATACATTATTGGATTAGTTAACGTGCGTGCTGATTTGACATATCAGCAAGGTTTACCACGTATGTGGTCACGTTCAACTCGTTATGATTTTTATTTCCCAGTATTTGCTCATCTTGGCGAACAGGCTATTTTGAATAAGGAAATTTATGTAACGGGTACGTCTACTGATAACAACGTATTTGGATATCAAGAACGTTGGGCAGAATACCGTTATAAGCCAAGTCAAATATCTGGTTTGTTTAAGTCTACTTCTGCAGGTACTATTGATGCATGGCATTATGCTCAGAAGTTCACTTCACTTCCTACATTAAATGCAACGTTTATTCAAGAAACGCCACCTATTGACCGTACTACTGCAGTAGGTGCGGCAGCTAACGGTCAGCAATTTTTGATGGATGCGTTTTTTGATTGTAAGATGGCTCGACCAATGCCAATGTACTCTGTACCTGGCTTAATCGATCACTTCTAATTGTTTTAATAACCGGTCTACTTGGTAACAAGTAGATCGGAAACGGAACGGAGTGGAGTATGGGTTTATTTGATGGTTTTGCAGGAGCTGCTGTTGGTGCTTTAAGTGGTCTTACTGGTTCTATATTATCGAACAAGCAGACTGCTGCATCTACTCAAGCTCAGTTGGATTTTCAAGAGCGTATGTCCGGTACGTCATATCAGCGTGCAGTAGCTGATTTGAACGCAGCCGGATTATCCCCTATGTTGGCTTATTCACAAGGCGGAGCTTCAACTCCGCAAGGTGCTTCGTATAAAGCAGAAAATATAGGTGCAGCCGCTATTGAGGGTGCAACTAAAGGAGCTTTACCTGCTTTAACTAAAGCCCAGATAGAGGTGGCTAAATCTCAAGAGCAGTTGAATATTCAGACTGCAAAGCAAGTTGCTGAGCAGGCTAGAAAAACTGCTATTGAAGTTGAACAAATGCCAACTCGTTTTTATTATGATTTAGGTGTATTAGGTTCACAGATTAATAGCAATACAGCTAGTGCTGCTAGTAGTATTGCTAATGCTAGAAATACCAATGCAACTGCTAATTTAACTGAAGTGGGTAAGGCGCCTGCGCCTGATACAAATATTGTTCGCAATATTAAGGATGCAGTTGCTTATGGCGAGAAAGGTTTTAGCAATGCTAAAAGTTCATTGGATAATATTATTTCTCGTGCTTATAAGTCTATAAGAGGTATTAAATGAGTAAAACGACTGTGTTTGTACGTAATCCGTACAATTACGATATGAATAAGGTGTCTGATGAGACTGGTCTTGAATGTAAAGACCCGAGTTTGGCTCAGCAGCATATGAAAGACGAGTGCGACATTAATGTTATAGTCGAACGATTTGGGGTAACAGGGGAGTTACCAACTGTCCCTATTCCGCCTCAATACGGCGATTTCAGTGGTATTACTGATTACCATTCTGCTATTAATGCAGTTAGAGCTTCTGAAGAAGCTTTTATGGCGTTGCCTGCTAAGATTCGGGCAAGGTTTGATCATGACCCGAATGCATTGTTGCAGTTTTTGAACGACCCTATCAATCGTGATGAAGCGATTGAGATTGGTCTTATTGATGGGGAACCTGTGGTTGCACCCATCGTTTCTGCAGTAGAAACACCTAAGCCGGAAGCGTAAGCTTTCGGCAGCACAGTTACATTACTTGATGTAACTGTGCTAGGTGACACCAAAACCACTAATTTAACTACGGAGTGCAACTAAAATGGGTCTATATCGTAAGCCAATGAGCAAACATAGTGCAGCGAAGAAATTTCGTCGTGGCGTTAGCAAGACAAAAGCATTAAATATGCGTACTTCACCACAACGTGGTGGTTTTAGACTGTAATTTATGGCGTGTTATAAGCCGTTGACGGCTTATCAATGCGCTGACAGGTCTATTATTTGGCGAGAATTACCGGGGGCGGACGTAGTCCGTACCCTACAGTTGCCTTGTGGTCAGTGTGTTGGTTGTCGCCTTGAACGCTCACGTCAGTGGGCGATTCGTTGTATGCATGAGGCACAAATGCATACGAGTAATTGTTTTATTACTCTGACATATGCTCCAGAGCATTGTCCTAAGGATATGTCTTTAAATTATGAAGATTTTCAGTTGTTTATGAAAAGGCTTCGTAAGAGGTATACTGGAAAGACTATTCGT